TCCCTATATTTTAATGAAGGTACATAACCTATCTATTGACAGTAGTCAGCGTGATGGTACGGTTTACCCACATGCTAATAACTATGTCATTACTCTAGAAAACCCTATATATCAGGTGGAAGAAATACGACTTGTATCTGCTCAAATCCCAACAAATTTTACAGGTACAGGTCCTAATCCGGTTCGCCCCAATTCATTGGTTTTGAGGTTAACTTCTGGTTCGGATGAGTTTAACCAGTCGGTGTATGTTGGATCACCGAAGGATAGCTTACAAAATGGGACACCACATTTTACAGGTCACCTCCTTCTTAATGGTGGAAACTTATTATCATTCAGGGGTTCGGATGATCCAGTTGTATACCGTTTTCATTCAGGGCCACAAAAGATTATAAAGGATCTTAGAATTGAATTTTTCTATATCAATCCTAGTGGTGTTCTCACATCATATCCATTTGTTAATCAAGCACATATCCTCAAATTCGAAATAAAGTGTTCCACTAACAAATTGGAAAATCTAAAAGTGGACCCACCTGAAGAGAATGAAGAAAAAACAGACATAAGCATCCCTGAAATTTCAGATGTTTATGAATGGAAAAATGAGTATACGTACATCGTTGCTATATTAGTCTTTGGATTAGTTCTAATGATGCTCATGAAGGGTAAACCCAAATCGATTAGCGGGTAATCGCGAAGACGGGCTGAGCGGGCTTGGACACGCGGGTGGACACACGAGACACGATCATGTAGACGGCGATCGAGAGGAGGGTGGTGAGGATCGCGGTGAGGGTGTACTGGGTACCACCGTTCTTGGGCACCTTAATCACCTGGCTGATGACCCAGCGGACGAGGTCCATCCAGGACATGGCGGCGGCGAAGGAGAAACCCGCGACGATAGCGTTGAGCGACTGGGTCTCGAGCTCCTGGGTAACGAGGTTGACGGTTTCGACAGCTTGGTTGCGGGCGGCTTCCATTGTGAGTGTTATACACTATCCTGAGAAAATTATTCAAATGAGAGTTTCTCATTTTTGACATGTTTTTTAAACTTCTTTGTTTTGATCGTTTTTATTTTTGAGAAGAGTTGTTCATCATCGGAAGAATCTTCACTAGAGCTGTTCTCAGATTCATACTTCTTAAACTTATCTTCCGAGAATGACCATGCTTCAGGCTCCGAGGTGCTCATTACTATTAATAGCATTTTTTAACATCTGTTCTGTCGGATTTTGGGGAACCCAGGAATCCCAACGATCATACGCCTGGTTCATGAGAATAAAGCGTTCGTCTGTACCGATGTACCTCTCGAAGGGTGGACAGTTCTCATCGTCAACTTCTTCAATGTCATCTTCGTCAGAATCTTCTTCGTTGTACAGATCCGGAAAAAGCGTTCCAATATCCTGTCCAACTGTGTACATCGCACAATACTTAATCGCATATTCCAAGTCTTCTGGGAGTACCGTATCTCTTCCACAAGCTTTAGAATATTCGGATGCAAATAGCATACTCTTTTCCATCACAGGTAGAAGAATATCAATCATACTTTTGACATACTCTTCTGCCATCTGGGACTCTCCGAATCCTGTTTGCATGTTCATTTAATATTGAAGATGAGTAAAATTTTGGTAAATAAAACGAGACACTAGAATAGAATGAATCTTCAGTTGAGGAAATTCAAACCTGAGACGATCAGTGACGATCGAGTGTGTGTTTTCATAGGTAAGCGTAATACAGGTAAATCAACCCTGGTGAAAGATATCATGTTCCACAAAAGACATCTCCCAGCCGGAATTGTCTTGTCTGGTACAGAAGAGGGAAATCATTTTTACTCAGATTTCATCCCCGATCTGTTCATTTATGGTGACTACGACAGAGATGCCATTGAACGAGTCATGGCAAGGCAACGTAAATTGGTGGGTTCAGGGAAAACTCAATGTGGAGCATTCATGCTTCTAGATGATTGTATGTATGATTCCAAGTTCCTCAAGGACACGTGTATTCGACAATGTTTCATGAATGGGCGCCATTGGAAGATTTTCTTTATGCTAACGATGCAATATGTCATGGATCTCCCCCCAGCTCTTCGTGCAAATGTCGACTATGTGTTCATTCTCAGGGAAAATATCATTCAGAACAGGGAGAAATTGTACAAGTCATTCTTTGGTATTTTTCCCTCTTTCGATATGTTTTGTAAGGTTATGGATGCCTGTACAGAAAACTACGAGTGTCTCGTGTTAGATAATACGGTAAAATCTAACAAGATACAGGATTGTGTCTTCTGGTATAAGGCCACAGTCAGGAAGAATTTCAGGGTTGGGGGTCCAGATCTATGGAGACTTCATAAGAAGATGTACAACCCAAAACACCTTGAACAGAAAGAGGATGACGCTAAGAAAGCGACGAGGAAGACGAACCTCAAGATCACAAAGACGCGTTGAGTTTTGAATTCAAAAATAGTAGGACTATAATAGATGGCTTCAGACCAAGTACACACTATGAATCTTTCCGATGATGGAGAGGGAATGGTTCCTCTGCATGATAACCCTTCCACGTCTTTTAAACATGAAAAAAATGTGGGACAAAGTAAAGAGACGATGGATTCTACTCCCATTAACGATATTATGATGGAACCCCCTATGATGACTGATGAGCCCCGCATGCAGGGTGTGATGCCCCAGATGACCGCTCCTCAACCCCAGGGCGCTTACCCAGTTCCCCAAGCTCCTTCCGAGCCCGAGAAGAAGAACCCCCTGAATCTCACAGATGATCAGCTCACCGCCCTCGTCGTCGCTGCCTGCACCGCTGCCGCTGTGAGCAAGCCTGTCCAGGACCGTCTTGCGACCTCTATCCCCAAGTTCCTTAACGAACAAGGGGGTAGAAGTATGGTTGGTCTCGCCACTACAGGTGTTGTAGCGGCTGTGGTCTTTTACATCGTGAAGGACTACATTGTCAAGCATTAAACGGTCGTTTCCCAACCCATATTACTATAAATCGAGGTATCAATACCCGCGAAATACGTCGCGAGGGCTCCCGCTGCGAATGTCCCTGCCAACAAGCCACTCAATTTAAGTTTCTTGTTGTTAGAAGCATCGGGATTGGTCATCGCATCCTTGGTCTCACTTGAAATCTGGTTGATCAGGAAGGTCAATACGAGGGCGATGAGGGTCGATGTCAAGAAAAACACACGATCCACCGCGAGACGGGGGATATTTCCAATGGCGAAGCGAAGAACGTTCGGTATGACGACTGTCATCCACAAGAGATTGACATAATAGTTGCTGACATATTGAGGAACGAGTGTCACCCCATAAATGAGTATCCAGTAGGCGATGGCCATCATCAACACACTCACAGGTGTTTTCATTTAAAGTACACCGAGATTATTTATCCTGGATGTGCTGACCACAAAACTCCTTACGTTCTGGGATCTGTTCATATATTCCTAGCTCGACACACATGTCACGAAGTTCTATATAGTTTTGCCAAAACTTATCTGAATGGGAATACTCTTTGACAGTGCAATGAGCCAGTTCATGAATGAGAACGTGGAAGATGTCGTTGACACTCCCATCTAGGCACACAACAATCTCCGCACCTTTGTTTGTGTTGTATCCTACACTCTCCTTCATTCGTTGCATACCAGTGATAGGTACTGCTGTCGTGAGCATCGCATACTTTTCATTTTTGGTTTCATTGAGGTGATCACGAAGTTTCTTATATCTTTGTTTTACTTCCATCAGCACCTGGGGCTCTCGTGTCAACTTTAGAATAAAAAGATTAATGACAATAAGTAAAGCTAGAGCTATCATCTGTTATAGACAAAGATAAATTTACTATACAATTCTGAGATGGGATTTCCTGAGAGTCCCTCCCAAAGTTGTAATCTAAATCCTATGTCTTCCAAACCAGTGACTAGGTGATCTTTGTATGCCACTGGTTCCGACTTCGGTCCTTCTGCATAGTATGGTGTATCAGCCAAGTGTACAAACAATTTTTCACCAAAACCACCATTACCATGTTCCTTCATTTTGAAAAAGTTACCCATGTCATCCTGGTAGGGTGTTTTGAAGATGATTTTTTCTGAATCTGGAATGATCCCTATGAGAAGACCACCAGGTTTCATACGCTTTTTGATTTCCTTGATTGAACTCATGAACAACCCCTTCGACCCAAAAATATAATGAAGTGAAAAGTTGAAACATACGACGTCAAATTTTCTATTTGGACAGTTATGGATATCACCCTCATAAAAATTGACCCGCATATGCATATTTTTAGCACGTGACCTCGCCTCTTCAAGCGCAGCAGGTTCGGGATCACACATGTTTATGTTGGCTCCGCATTTGTGCCATTTTTGAAGATCTCCACCAAAACCACAACCAACATCAAGAATATGAGCCCCATTATTCGTAACTGATTGTATCAGATCCCTCTTGGCATCATTATGATTCTTTCGAATCTCTTCCATGGTTAGATGTAGATTATCGTTTTTAATAGTCTTACTTAGGAAGCTTAAAGTTTTAATGCGTTGGGTAGATATAATGTCTCTCGAAACCGACTACACTACCGTCCCTGGTCAGATTTTTGCCTGCATCTCGATCGTCGGACCTGAGTGTCCCCAGAAAACAGACAAATTTGGTATCAAGCTCCGTGGTGCGTTCGCCACCCGTGATGAAGCGGCGAATCACGCGAAGCGTCTTCAGAAGGAGGATGCTACATTCGATATCTATGTCGTGGACATGTACAAATGGCTTCTGATTCCCCCCGACCCAACGAAAATCGAGGATGTTCATTACACTAATGAGAAGCTCGAGGAGATCATGACCGGATATAGGGAGAACCAGTCGCAGGCGGCTCGCATGTTCAATGAGCGTAAACAGGCTATGATGAACCAGGTTACTCCCGGTGATGAAAACTCTAAGTTTTACACAAAGCCAGACGAAGCTCCCATCTCTCACCCTGCTGAGGTACTTGAGCGTCTCAAGAAGGAGAAGCCAGATGCGAATATGGAGGATCTGGTCAAGGAGGCTGATGCCATCGTCGCAAAGGAGATGGAGGAGCGTCAGAAGAAGCGTGAAGAGGATGCGAAGCTTGGGGAGATCAAGGAGGAGGAGGAGGAGGAAGAGGAGAGAGTGTAAATAATATTAATATATACTAAACAGAATGTTTAGAATTATCATAACAGCTATTCTAGTTGGTGCCTTCTTTATTTTGTTTTTTAGACCAAGTTACAATTTAAAAAACAAAACAGTTATAGAGCCTGAAGCTTCGACGACTGCTGGGTTCGTTGAAGATACGGATGACGCGTTTATCAATCCTAGATTCCCAACACAGCTTATAAAGATGGGGGATGATGGTAAGATTAAACCAATTTACGGAGATATAGGATCATTCGTTGCATACTCAGGTGTACCTGAGAATCACTGGCTGCATGGTTTTCCCCATAAAAAAGCCTAAAAGGAACACTACGAATGCGACGATCCATGTCGATTTTTCAATCGTGGAGAAGAAATCCGTCTTCTCGGGTGGTGGTGGTGGTGGAGAGAAGGTTTGTGGCACCTGCATATTATAGTCATTGTAATACTGTCGCTGATCCTCCTGGACAACCTCTTCAGTATTTTCGTTATTTAAAGGATCTATAACCGGATCGTACTCAATGGGGTTCCCAATATCAGTTTCCATTTTCTAATTTTAGTAGTGTTTTTTTTAAGCATCTTCTGACTCACTTTCATCATCTACGACGAAGTCCTTGAGATTACCGTTTTCATCCATCTCGTCTTCGTCGTCGTCTTCATCTGAGGTAAGATCCTCTTCATCCTCTGTATCGAGATCGGAATCAAAGTCTGTATCATGGTCATCAGCAGCGTAATCAT